CTTCTCGTCGGCCTTCGCCAGCATCGGAGCAAGCTGCAACGCGAGCGCCACCCCGGATTCGGCAACCTGTACGTCGATCTTACCGATCGCTGCGTCCGGGGTGCCCGAGGCTTCCTTCATGAAGTTGTAGATCATCTGGACGTGGTCCTGGGCTGGCTTGACCGAAGCCACGCCGTTCACCCGCCGGAAGTCCGCCGGGACGTTCTCGATGACACGACCGGGGCCGATGATCCAGTCGACGTCGTTGCCTTCGTCGTCTACCGGCCCACCCGAACTCGTTGCGTAGAGCCCCAATCCCTCCAGGGCGAGGGCGATATCGGTGTCGGAGACGGACTGATTGATCGCGGCGATGAGCCGTTCAAAACCACGGATCTCAGATGACCCGAACGGGTTCCCCGGCTCGTCGAAGTTGCGGATGTGGTAGACGGGGATCGCGGTGATGCGCGGGTCCAGTACGAACGGGCGGACCTCATACATCGTGCCCGCTTTGGTGTCGTCGAACCACTTGTCCAGGTCGGCGATGAGGGTGGAGGACTCGATCTGTCCGTTGTCCAGCTTGTTGTACGTCTGCCGACGGACGAGTGCCTTGCCCTTCGCGCCGTACACACCGTCGGTATCGATGAACTGCTCGGCGAGGTGCACACGGACGATGCGGTTCGGGGAACCACCCGGCTTGATCTCGTCTTCGTAGATCGGGAAGTACGACGCTGCATCGACGGTGTGCAAGGAGATTCGGGTGCCTTGTTCCTTGGTGCCGTCGGCGGTGATGTGGAACACCCAGTCGCCTCGGATGAGACCGAAGCGCTTGTTCCCGTTGTACTTGCTGTTGAACGCCTCGCGCATGAACAGCGAGTTGAACGCCGCCATGATGTTCGCCTGGTCGGCCGTTGTCCCGAGCAACGGATCCGGTCGCCACCGAAGCTTCGTGCCGACGTAGCGATGCGCTGTCTCGACGATGGTTCGGGCCGAGGGAATGTAGATCGACTTGTTTTCGGTGCCCCGGAGAACCAGCTTGAACGACTCGGGGACGTTCCAGTAGATCTCCTCGTACACCTGATAGCTGGCGATGCGCTCCTGATCCGCTGGCCGCACCCACGAAGGCATCGTGGTCACGTACGGGACGATCGTGCTGTACGGGGTGAATGTGCCTACCGCCATCGCATGCTCTCCTATCTTCCGACTTTGGCTGAGCGCTGGCGTGGCCTCCGACCGGCGATCGCGCTGACGCCATAGTACCCGGCGAAGAACCGGCTCAGGGCCTCTGGAGCGTGGTCGTCTTTCTTCATCGGGTTCTCTGGGGCCTCCTTGATCTCGCTGGCGTTCTCCGGGTAGCGATACGCATCGAGCTCGTACATTAGGTGCCTACAGCTACGATCGATGAAGAGCTTCGGCTGGCGATCTGGATGACCGAAGGGAAGGTGCTTGTTCTGAATCTTCATCCACCGACGAATCAGGTTGATGCGGTCCTTGAGGAGACCGCCGGTGTTCGCCTGTGGCATCACCTTCCACTTGTTCGCCAGCGTCGCCGAGGCACCGGGGTCCTCGGGGTCCGGGTAGAGCTTCGTTGCCGCTCGCACCAATGCCCCGAGCTTCGGGTCGTTCAGGACGTCCTCGGCGAACTCGTCTTCGGTGCGGTGGTTCTGGTAGTACTCGCCGAGAATGTAGACGTTGTCGAACACGTCCACCTGAATGAACAACGCAACGTTCGGGTTCGTGAAGCCGTAGTCCGTTGCCACATACAACGGTCGGGATGGGTTGTACTCCAGGTCGCGGACGTGGACCTCTTCGTCGTAGTCATAGTAGACGCGACCGGTGTACTCGCTGAAGCTGCACTCGACCTCCTGGGCGAACATGAGCTCGCCGAGGTCGTAGTACATACTGACGATCTCTTCATCGATGCCTAGGGCAAGGATCTGCTCGCGGCTCAGCTTCTTGGTCGGGTCCTTCAACGCAGCGAGGCCTTCAGGGCTCGCTCCCTGGCGGAACACGTAGTTGTTCATCCAGGAGGGATTGCGCCACGACTCCCAGTCTGGGTTCTTCGGGTTCTGCCCTTCGAGCCAACGCTCGTAGAAGTGGTTCTTGCCCTCGGGCGTGCTGTTCCACAACGACCAGCCCCGGAAGTCGGAGAGCGTCGGACGAACGTACTTGGTCCAGACCGACTCCTTCTGCTTCGCTGCCTCGGCCATGATGACTCCGTGAAGCCCTTCACCCACAAGGGATTCGGGGTGGGCTGCCGACTTGGCCTGTACAAGATAAGCCCCTTTCCAGAGGCTGATCTGCATGTTGCCGGAGCGGCTGTCGTTGTACGTACCGGGGCGATCAAACGGGATCTTGAGTCGTTTCAGGTCGTTGTAGACAACGCGAAACTCCTTCTCGGCGTCTGTGTAGTTCGGACCAACGATCCAGAACTCCATGCGAATGCCGAGCTCCTCGAGGAGGTCCTTGTTCATGTACGCCCGAAAGGCCTCAGGAGTGAGCTCGTGCCCGCCGACCTGAGACTTGCCGAACCGCCGCCCTGCCGCATTTACCCGGTTACGCGTTCGGGAGCGGTGGATGGGCACCTGACCATCGTGAGGGCGGTAGTTCAGCTGAGGCCACAGGGCTTCTTTGCTGATAGCAAGGACTTTACCCATCGCACTGATGGCTCTTCTTCTCGACGTTCGCCCCAGCCTTGCTCACGTGCTCCCGAGAAGGTGGTTGCGAGCAGCAAGGAAACTCGACCCAGTAGACACGACGACCCTTGTTGACGCCATGCTTGACGACGGGTTCCCTCTTGGCCACTACATCTCCTCTAGGTAGAACACCTGCATTCCGAGTCGTTCAAGGACTGGTGTGCACTCGTGGCACGGGCGGTGTGTGACGACCATGATAAGGTCCCCGGCCTCATTTGAGGTAGTTGCCGTAAGCAACTCCGCCTTCTTCAGCGCCATCATCTCAGCATGCTGAGCGATGCAATCGCTGTACGGACTGTCTGCCGGAACGACATCGTAGGGAGCCATCCCCCGAGGGCAGTCACCCTCAAGACACGAACGTTCGGTACCGTTGGGAAACGGCTCTTCTCGATTGTGGCCGGTGGCAACGAGATTCCCTTCGATCGTGAAGATGGCCGCACCGACTTGGCGTCTGCGGCAGGAGGAGAGGCGGGAGGCGTCCTTGGCGATCCGAGACGGAACGTGCATCGCCGAGTCGTTCGGATCAACTTTCTGGATCACTGTCAACTCCCATGACAAGGCCGATGACCTCGTTCGGATGCGTGCTCTTGGCAATCAACTGCATCCCGTTGCTCAGGACAACGAGACTGTCTTCCCTACCCCGGACACCGATCGCGTCGACGGCTCCGCGCCGAACCCAGAGCGGCTCGTCGGAGACCCCACTGATGTTGACGAAGTCGTCAGGCATGCCGTGCTTCATGGGCGCACCTTCGTTGCGAAAAGCAACGACGACAAGTACGCCATGACGTCGGGGTTGTCCTGGATAGACTGGAGGCTCGCGTGGGTGATGCGCTTGATGATCTCCTCCTCCTGCTCTTCACCCTGGGACACCGGGTGATCGCTCAGACCCATGTGCCACCAGCAGCCGTGAAGCATCTCGTGCCACAGCGTCTCCCGGAGGATCTGCTCGCTGAGATCGTTGCCGTTGGCATCGTGCAGCCGCATCAGGATGTGACCCTGATTGGCGTCGAACTGACCCATCAGTTCGGGGTTGTACTTCTTGATCCACTCGTCTCCGGGCACCCAGATGATGGCGAGCTCGTAGAATCCGATCTTGACGGAGGTTGGGCGAGGAGCAGGCTTGTATCCCTTCTCCTTCGGCGGCCAGTTGACGACGTTGTTTGTTGCCTTGGGCATCAGTCGGTGACCTCCGTCACGTTGGTCCAGTTGCCACCATGAACGCCGTAGTTGCCGACCTCGTCGATGACCCAGTCCCGGACGGCCTCCTCGAAGTCGTACCCCGGTTCGTTCGGGTCGATGCTGTACTCGTCTTGCCAGCCACGACGGTTCACCCAGACAACCATCTTGACCTCGACCGGAACCGGCTTGTCATCGGGGTCTTCCGGCCTGTGCTCCAGGTGCGCGGGTGCGTCGAGGTCTCCGGCCCAGTCACTCGCCACGGATGACCTCCTCGCGAACGGTGCGGTAGCCGGTGGAGTTCATGCCCGCGTCTCTGTCCGGCTCCTCGATGATGACGCGGACGTACGTCTGCCGCTCGTCGCCGTACTCCGTCATCATGGTGATGCGTCGCTGGTCCTTGCTCAGGGCAACGTTCCTGATGTCGTTGGCGTTGTCCGCTTCTCCGCCTTCGAAGTCGCTGTGCGACCACATGCCGGGGAGGTCCATGTCGTTCATGAACTCCTTGTCATACTCAGCCACCGAGCACCTCGACGATACGGTCGATGAAAACGTTGTTGTGGCCCTGGGCAACGGCATCGTTCGCCGCTTCCCGAATGGCGTTCAGCCGGTGCTGGAGGGCGAGTACTTCCTGCCGCTCCTCGGTCAGTGCGTTGGTGAGGTCCTGGATCAGCTTGGCGTCGTCGGCCTCG